CCACGGGCTTTGTTGGAGCAGCCCAGCGCAGTGATGCGTCGGCAAAGGAAATCAACTGATGGACACCCCGGCAACGGAATCCAATGCACCCCTGAGCATTGATCAGGCAGCAAGCTTCTTCGGCGCTGAGCCGCAAGAGCAACCGGCAGCGCAAGCCGCCGAACCCGCCAAGGTCGAACCCGCAACGGTCCCCGAGGCAACCCAAGCTGAACCCGACACCGAGACGGTAGAGGACCAGCCCACCGAAGCAGAGCGCATCACCATCGAAGTTGATGGCAAGACTGTCGAACTGACCAAGGCGGAACTGGCGGACCACTACAAGAACGGTCTTAGGCAGGCTGACTACACGCGCAAGACGATGGAGGCCGCAGAGCAGCGTAAAGCTGCCGAAGCGGAGGCCAACAAGGCGCGGGAGGAGCGCCAGAAGTACGCGCAGGGGTTGCAACAGACCCAATCGCTGCTCCAGGCGCAACTCCAAGAGCAATCGCAGATTGACTGGCAGAAGCTGCTAGACACTGACCCGGTTGAATACCTGAAGCAACAGCACCTTGCCAACGCGAGACAAGCCCAGCTTCAGAGGATCAACCAGGAGCAGCAGCAGATCCACGCCAAGAATCAGTCCGAGCAGGCCCAGCAAATGCGGGCTTTCCTCCAGACGCAGCAGGACGAACTCCTTGCCAAGCTCCCTGAGTGGAAAGACGAAGCGAAAGCCAAGACGGAACGTGCTGCGATCAAGGACTACCTGAAGACGCAGGGCCTTGAAGAAGCTCAGATCGACAACATCAGCGATCACCGAGTCGTCATCCTGAGCCGCAAGGCGATGCTGTACGACCAGATGATGGCTAAGGCCAAAGCCGCTGCCCAAAAGGTGGGCAACCTTCCTCAGAAGGTGGAGCGACCTGGCGGCGGAGAGACACACGCAACGGACGGACGCACGCAGGCGATGAAACAGCTTGCACGCTCCGGCTCACTCCGAGACGCAGCCCGCGTCCTGGAGAACCTGTAACCCCTAACGCTGAGAAGCGCTGGAGAAATCAATGGCAGCCCCGACCAATACCTACCTCACGACCGCCGCTATCGGCAACCGTGAGGACCTGACCGATGTCATCTCGCGCATCGACCCGACCGAGACCCCGGTCTACTCGATGTCCGGCAAGGCGAAAGCCACTGCCACCCTGCATGAGTGGCAGACCCAAGCCCTCGCCGCCGCTGCGTCCAACGCCGCTGTGGAAGGCGACGACTTCAGCGCTGCTGCTGTCACCCCGTCCGTTCGCCTGACGAACCGCACGCAGATTTCCACCAAGGCCGTTGTCATCTCGGGTTCGCAAGAAGCCGTGAACAGCGCTGGCCGCAAGTCGGAGATGGGCTATCAGACCGCGCTCAAGGGTCTGGAGCTGCGCCGCGACATCGAGTTCGGCCTGACGCAGAACGACGTTCTGGCGACCTCGCCGCGCAAGTCGCGTGGCCTGCTGGGCTGGACCGTGGACAACACCTCGAAGGCGTCGGACACGACCCTGGCGAGCTACACCGGCAACACCGGCGTCACCGATGGCACGACCCGTTCCTTCACGGAAGCGCAACTGAAGTCCGCCCTGCAACTCGTCTACATCGCTGGCGGCAAGCCCGACACGATCACGATGGGCGCTGCGGCCAAGCAAGCCTTCTCCGGCTTCACGGGCGGCGCGACCCGCAACGACAACAGCGAGGACAAGAAGGTTACCGCTGCGGTTGATGTGTATGTCTCGGATTTTGGAACGCTCAAGGCCGTCCCCAATCTGTTCCAGCGCACCCGCGATGTGTTCATCCTGGAGTCGAGCAAGCTGGCGATTGCCTGGCTGCGCCCGATCTTCAAGAAGGAGATCGCGGCCACTGGCGACAGCGAGAAGGCCATGCTGATCGGTGAATGGACGCTGGAAGTCCAGAACCCGAAGGCCAACGCTGCGGTCTACGACATCGCCTAAACCTGACGGGGGCTTCGGCCCCTGTCTCCTCAAGGAGAAAACATGGCAGCAGTAGCTCTCAAGCAAAACGCTGACGGCTCGATGGGCCTTCAGGGTGGTGACCGCGATAACGGCGGCTTCATCAACATCAACATCGAATACAACGCCTCGTCCATCGACAAGGTGAGTTTCGTTGCAACCCGCGCCTATGTGGTGCAGGGTATCACCGGTTGCCCCACGGTTGCCGGTACGGACGGTGGCGCTGTGACGGCCACGCTCAAGAAGGCGTCCGGCACGACCGCGATTTCTTCGGGGACGGCGCTGCATTCCAGCACCATGAACCTGAAGGGCACGGCCAACACGGTGCAGAACCTGACCCTTTCCACGACTGCCAGCGACATCCAAATCGCTGCGGGCGACCGGATTGGTCTGGACATCAGCGGTGTGATGACCGCTGCTGTTGGCTGCATCACCATCTGCCTGGCTCCGGCCTGACCCCCCGCCCCTTCGGGGGCCTTTCTTTTCCTAACGTCGAGAGACGCCGGAGAACACATGCGACTGCTCTCTAACGGGCCGGTTCAGACCGTCATGCACGAACAGGATGGCAAGACCATCTTTGAGCGCGTGCAGGACTGCACCTCGATTGCCGAGAAAACCAAAGCGCTTCACAACGAAGGCGTCCACGGCACCTCGGAGATGAAGCACGCCGCAAAGCTCCCATTCGTCCTTGTCGAACGCTACTGCAACGACAACGGCATCACCTTCCAACAGTTCTGCAACGGGGAGGAGCACATCCGCCGAATGCTGAACGACCCCTCCCTTACTCACTTCCGCATCTGGCCGGGAAAGGTCTGACCCATGAAAGCGTTTCAACCCATCCCCGGCTCGACCGTCCAGCGCACCGTCTCCACGACCAGCGCGAACGTCGCCATTCCGACCGTCGCCCTCGGCGCGACTGCCGTCCGCGTGGTGTTCACCGCTGGCACCGCTGCCGCTCGCATCCGCTCGGGTGTCGGCTCTGGCACGACCGCAGTCACCCTGACGGACATGCTGTGCCCCAACCCCGGGACGCCGTTCGTGTACGCCGAGGCGTTCGCCATCAACGCGAACGATACCTACATGGCGGCAATCACCGACTCCGGCACCTGCACCGTTGAATTCACCTTCGGCTTCGGGCTGTAAGGACTAGCCGTGGCGATCACGACCTGGGCCGAGCTTCAAACCGAGGTGGGCGACCTCCTGAACTACGGGGACAGCGCCGCCAAGTTGCAGCAGTACATCGCCCTGTGCGAGGCTGATCTGCAAGTGAAGGTCAAGCTGCTGGAGTTTGAGGCGACGAACACCGTCACGATCACTGACGGCAGCGGGACGCTCCCTACTGGTTTCCTCGGCGCTCGCTCGGTGTATTGGGACGATGACACAGACCACCCTCTGACGTACATCACGCCAGCCGAGTTTGACAGGATGCGCCTGAACGACTCCGGGGATGGGCACTTCTACACCATCAGCGGCAGCACGATCCGCACGACTCCGATGGGCTCTGGTTCAGTCGTCATCACGCACATGGCGAAGTTCACCCCGCTATCGGGCTCTGCGACCAGCAATGCCCTGCTGGCGAGCTTCCCCAATGCCTATCTGTACGGCTCGGCCATGCACGGCGCGATCCTGCACCAGGACGACGCAGCTACGCAGAAGTTCGGCCTGCTGTTTAACGGGATTTGCGAGCGCATCAATCAGAACAACGAAGACCGCAAGTACGCCGGTCCTTTGGCTGTACGTCCGCAATGAAATACACCATCCCCGACTGCGGCAAAGGGGTCAACTTCGACCTTCTGCCCTCGGAGCTTGAGCCTGGCATGTGGTCGTCCTGCACGAATTACCGCTTTCGCTCTGGCTTTGCGGAGCTGTGGGAGGGTCTGCACCTCAAGTACAACGACGCTTCCAACGAGCTTAGTTGGATCACCCCGTATTACACGGGGGCGACCTATTACGGAGTCTACCTGTCTCCGTCTGCCGCGTTCGCCTACAACGCAACCACGGGCGTCCGCACAACCATTTCTCCGTACACATCCAGCACGGCGATTGCCTCGGTGACTTCCGTTGGAACGACTGTCACGGTCAACACCGGGACCGCGCACGGGCGGACTACGGGCGACACGATCATTGCCTATGGGTTCGTTCCGACTGCGTACAACGGCACCTACACGGTCACTGTTGTCGATGCGGACACCTTCACCTACACCGCAGGCTCTGCGCCTGGTGTGAGCCCTCCGACCGTGCAGGGCGCGTACTCGCTCAACTCTGGGAATGCTCTGAGCGGCGGTGCGCTGGGGATTCGCTACACCGGAGGTTCCTTCAACGGTCTTTGCGTCGTGAACGCGCCTTCCCTCGGCCTTTTCTATTGGGATGGCAACACCTCCAACAGGCTGCGCCGGATGCCCAACTTCGCCGGTACGTCCACCTTCAGCGTGGCGACCGCAGCCCGGCCCTTCAAGAACTTCATCGTTGTCCTCGGGAAGACGGAGAACGGCGTCTACAAGCCGCAGAGCGTCGCATGGTCGAATGCGGTGATCGATTCGGGCTCGATCCCGACGACTTTCACCGCTGCCGACACGAACCAGGCAGGCGAGACGAACCTGACGGAGACGCAGGGCGCTGCGGTGGATTGCCTGCCCTTGGGCGACGCAAACATCGTCTACATGCAGGACTCGTACTACGCGATGCAGTACATCGAGGGCGGGGACAGCGTGTTCTCCTTCACCCGTTTGCCGGGGAATGAGGGGCTGTTTGCCAGCAACTGCGTGGTTGACACGCCTGCGGGGCATGTGTTCCTCACTCCCTCGCTGGATGTCCGCATCCACAACGGCGGCGAGTCCAAGAGCATCGCAAGTGGCCGCGTGCTCAACGCCATTCGCGCTTATGCGGGTGAACTGGCGACTGCCGGGCACTTCCTCTGCGTGAACCGCAACAAGAATGAGGTTTGGGTCTGCCTGCCCGCTTCGGGTGAAGACTTCGCGAGCCGGGTGTTTACGTGGAACTACGTTGACGACACCTGGGGCCAGTTCACGACCTCCTCTGACAACACCTCTGGCTTGGGTCATGGTGCCTTCGGCCTCTACCCCAGCGCCAACGGCCCTGTGTCTGACCTGTGGGTGTTGAACTACTCGACCGGCACGACCAGCCAAAGCGGCATCTGCTCTGCGAAAGAGGGCGCGGGCAAGTTCTTGAACGTGTCTCTTACCGGCACGCTGACCCGCGAAGGGCTGGACGTTGGCGACCGCGACCGGATGAAGACGCTTCAGCGTAGCCGCTGGAACATCGACGGCACCGGCTCGGCCACGATCACGCACGGATCTTCCAAGTTCGCTGATACGGCTGCGACGTATGCCACTGGCGTGACGTACACGATTGCCAGCACCGACTACTGCAACGCACGCGCAACGCAGGGCCGCTTCATCGCGCTCAGCCTGTCCTCGTCTGCTCTGTCGGTCAACGCAAAGGTTCGCTCCATCGACCTCGACGTTACGCCGGGGGGTCTGCGGTGAGGACGTTCAAAGCAGGCAACCGGGAGACGCCGGAGCTTCGCAGGCTCGCGCAGGACATCGAGAAAGCCGCCAACAGGGCGGATGACCGCATCTCCTTGCAGTACCTCAGCACGCTACCGGAACGGCCCTCGGATGGCTTGTATCTGTTCGCCGCTGATGTGACCGCACCGGGCGACTTGCGCGGACTGTATCGCTGCGACGGCGGCACCTACACGTTTATTGGATAAGGGGAGGCGAGAGATGCGATACGTACAGGACTCTTTCACGGGTGAATGGAGCTTGCAGCCCGACGAGCCGTCGATGAACCCTGCATTCAC